ATGGCTAAAGCATATCTTGACAAGTACCAGGATGGTGTTGTGTTGTTTTATGATTCAGAGTTTGGTACACCGCAATCTTATTTTGATTCTTTTGGTATCGACAATGAGCGTGTGATCCATACACCAATCACTGACATAGAACAATTAAAGTTTGATGTTATGAAACAGATAGAAAGCGTTGAGCGTGATGATCATGTAATTATCCTCATTGATTCTATCGGCAATCTTGCTTCAAAGAAAGAAGTTGAGGATGCCTTGGATGGCAAGGCAGTTGCTGATATGTCTAGAGCCAAGCAGTTAAAATCTTTGTTCCGTATGGTCACACCACATCTAACACTAAAAGATATCCCAATGGTAGTTGTGAATCATACGTATAAAGAAATTGGTATGTTCCCGAAAGATATTGTTGGTGGCGGTACTGGTTCTTACTATTCAGCTGATAACATCTTCATTCTTGGTCGTCAGCAAGAAAAAGAGGGAACTGAGCTGGTAGGTTACAATTTTATAATCAACGTAGAGAAATCGAGATATGTTAGAGAGAAATCAAAAATTCCTGTTACTGTTTCTTTTGATGGTGGCATTAGCCGTTGGTCTGGTCTACTTGATATTGCACTCGAATCTGGGCATGTTATTAAGCCATCCAATGGTTGGTATTCGCGTGTAGATGATGACGGTATTGAAGAGAAGAAGTATCGTCTCAAAGAAACTGACAACAAAGATTTCTGGATGCCAATCTTGAAACAAAAGTCGTTCATTAATTTTGTAAAGAACAAGTATCAAGTTGCTGCTGGAGAAATTCTCAAGGATGAGGATATTGCAGAAGAACTCGACAAGATTGATGAGGAAGAATATGGCGAAAACGCTTAAACCTTACGTTGTTATGCATCACAAAGAAGCAGGTATTGATGCGATAAAGTTGACGGAAGGTCCATTTGAAGGTATAATGTATACCTATGGTGTTGTTAATTTTGAAGAAGATAATGAGAATGATACATTGAAGATGAATTTTGAATATGAGATTCTCGATTATGGCGGTAAAGGTTTAGGTAACAAAGAACCATTTGAGCAGTACATTGGAGATATCCTTCAGGATTTAATTCATGAAGGAATTGCGGAAAATAGCATAACTTACACAGGTGGAGTTGATGAGAATAGAGACAGCGATTCTGTCGAATCTGATAAACAATGAGGAATATTGTCGTAAGGTCGTACCGCATTTAAAGAAGTCTTATTTTGCAGATAGAAAAGAAGCAGCAATTGCTTCTTTATTAATTAAGTTTTTTGAACAGTATAACAAGCCAGCAAGTCCAGAAATTCTAGCCATTGAGATTGGCAACCTATCTGGATTCACGGACAAAGAAGTCCCAGAGATGCTGGAGTATGCCAAACAACTAACCACTGCTGAAGAGAATGAAGAGTGGCTAATTCAGAATACTGAGAAGTTCTGTAAGAACAGAGCAGTTTACAACGCCATTCTTGATTCGATCAAGATCATTGACGGTAAAGATCCAGCGCATACTCAAGACGCCATACCATCTATCCTTTCAGATGCGTTGGCAGTATCATTCGACAACCATGTAGGACACGACTACATAATTAATGCACCAGAACGATATGACTTCTATCACAAAGTCGAAGAGAAGGTTGCATTTGATCTTGACATGTTCAACAAGATCACTAAGGGTGGATTAAGCAAGAAAACATTGAACATTGTTTTGGCTGGTACTGGTGTTGGTAAATCATTGTTTATGTGTCACGTGGCAGCATCTACACTGGTAGCAAACAAAAATGTATTATACATAACTATGGAGATGGCTGAAGAGCGTATCGCTGAACGTATTGATGCGAATCTTTTGAACCTAACCATGGACGAATTGAAGGTTGTAGACAAAGATATCTTCGAGAGTAGAATTGATAAGATCAACAATAAGACGCAGGGTAAACTTATTGTCAAAGAATATCCAACGGCTAGTGCTCATGCAGGTCACTTCCGTGCATTGCTTGAAGAGTTGAAGATGAAACTGGAGTTTAAGCCAGATATTATTATGATTGACTACCTGAACATTTGTGCCAGTCAGCGTATGAAAATGAGTGCAAATGTAAACTCTTATACATATATTAAGGCAATCGCTGAGGAGTTGCGTGGTCTGGCAGTTGAATATAATGTTCCAATTATATCAGCTACGCAGACAACCAGATCTGGATACACAAACTCAGATCCAGGTTTGGAAGATACTTCTGAATCGTTCGGTCTTCCAGCCACGGCTGACTTCATGATTGCGTTGGTAAGTAATGAAGAGTTGGAACAGCTGAATCAAATTATTGTTAAACAATTGAAAAACCGATACAGTGATCCAAACTATTACAAGAGATTTGTTATTGGAGTTGATCGTTCTAAGATGAAACTTTATGATGTTGAAACATCTGCTCAGATTGGTTTGTCAGACTCTGGGCAAAGAGAAGATGATAGTCCAGCATTCGACAAAAGTGATTTTGGTAAAAGAATGCAGAACGATTCTTTTAAAGGGTTTAAGTTTTAAGGAGAAAAGATGAAAGTTATTGTTGCTGATAAGAAAGTTGACTGCGAACATTTGCTTGGGCAGTTCCTTGACGATAGTCATTATGACACTTTGATTGAGGAAGACGCAGATGTATACATGCCACATATTCCAGGGCAATCAGAGACATTGTCAGAAGAAAGAGTCATTCTTAAATTTCGCAAGAATTACTTCACGCAAGAGCAGCAGGATCAAGCATACGTTGGTCTACGCGAAGCAGCAACTGAAACTCAGAATCGTGGGTTGGCAGCTGGACCACGTGCAGAAAAACTTGGAAATCGCGAGTGGGTTACAGAGTATCAGTATGATATCCTAGATCAATTTCTAAAGCCAGCAGAAAATCTTTTTGGCGAAGATCCAATCGAAGAGATCAAGAAAAAATATGGAAGCAAAAAAGATTCTGTATCTAACAGAGCCAGAGTTTGGTCTATAGAAAGAGTTAAACAAGAAAACTTTGATTTTGAAACATGGGTAGAAAATGCCAGGAAGATGTCCAAAGATCAGGCAAGAGATTCTGCTGAATTTGTCGCAGATAAACTAATCTGTCAAACTACATATGCCAACTCTGTTAACTCTGGCATTGCTGGATGGTTTGATCGTTATCCCAGAATTCCGTATGGTCGCGCTACTTCTTATACCAGAGATAATTTTGACAAGTTTAAGATGGCGTTTCCATTTCTTCAGACATTGGCAACAGGATTCAAAGAACTTATGCCATGGAGATATGGCAATCAGATGGAAGCTGCTAACAAACTTGATTCTAGATTCCTTGTACCGCAAACTCCATTCACTACCGTCACGGTCAACAAAACATTTAGAACCGCAGCACATAGAGATGCTGGCGATCTAAACTCTGGTCTTTCAAATCTTCTTGTATTGACAAACAATGGTAACTACTCAGGAGCATATCTTGTTGCGCCAGAGTACAGAGTAGCAGTCAATGTAAGACCTGGAGATTTGCTTCTTATTAACAATCATGATGTAATTCACGGCAATACACCAATTGTTTGCAATGACGATGTAGCTGAGAGAATTAGTCTTGTGTGTTATTTTAGAGAAAAGATGTTAGAACTTGGCAGTAAAGAATATGAAGATACTCGATTTGACTTCGTTGAATCAAGAAGATTAAACAAAGAGCATCCAGAGTGGCGTCCGCTTTGGAATGGAGTATCCCAAGGAATGTGGACAAGTGAGGAATGGTATACATATTGTGAGACTAAACTTGGTCGTTCTGAAATGTTAAAGATGCATCCAGAGTCAGAGAAGTCAACTATTGAGGAGTTCTTCGCATAATGTGTGCCGTTATCGGTGTGATTGTACAGAATCCTTCCAAAGAGGATTTTGAAATGATACGCAGGGTTTTTCAAGAGTCTAAGATTCGTGGGATGCATGCCACTGGTATATCATTTCTACCTAAATGGTCTGCTGGAATTGAAACTGTACAGGATCCTATCCCAGCAGATGCGTTTGTTGAAAAGTATATGCACAATGACAATCTAAAAGATATGATTTCAGATGACGGAAATCTTTATATGATTGGACATTGTCGTTACTCAACGAGCGACTTGGAATACAATCAACCACTTTACTACAATGAAAAATCTATAGTTCATAATGGAGTTATTACTCAAGAACTGCCAGAGAAATGGAAAGAACTATACAACTATGATTGCATTACCAAGAATGATAGCGAGTTAGTTTTGCATTCTGATGATGCACTGAAAGAGTTTTCTCATATGTCTATGGGTGTTGTGGAACTATATTTAAATAGATCAATACGATTCTACAGAAACGGCAAACGTCCATTATATTTTACATCATTACGAAATGGATACGTTGTGACTTCTACATCAGATATAGCAAGACGTGCTGGTCTTGAGATGCCAGCAGAAGTTCCAATGAATACATATATGACAATAGACTCTAATCTTATAACTGATATTAAGAAAGTTTATGTTGATAATCTTGACTTGCAAGAGGTAGAATATGAAACAGTATCCATCTGAGAATTATACTTGGGGTTATGAAATAGAATGGGGTGACATTGATCGCCGTTTAGAGGTTCCTGATAATCTTGGCAAATGGGAATATGCAGAAACTGACATTGTAAATATCCACGATCCTTTTAAATATGTGGCATGTGATCCTCTAGGTGAAGAGCCATATATGGGTGGCGAGATAAATACCAAGCCAACTAAAACGTGGAAAGAACAAGTTGATCGTATTATGGATTTGCATACCTTCTTTGTTGGTAATGGGAATCAACCATCTGCTTCTTGCGTCAATCATGGGCATTTACATGTATTTGTTCCTGGTCTTAAAGATGATATAGATGCTCTTAAGCGTTTGGTTAAATATATCAAAGAGAATCAAGATGATGTTATTGAGTCTTGCTATCAGTTCTATGAGGCAGGACAGATGAAGTCTTGTAAAGGCGCTAAGATGTATCTTAAGTATGATGGCGGAAGAGCAATGCCAGAGTATATGTGTGATAACATTATTAATCTAGCAAAAAACTTTGAAGACTTTATTCGGTTACATGCGGCAGGTAAAGATGGAGTTTCTATGGGTAGACCATTTAGATATGCCATCAATACATATTGTATGAAACATACAGGCACTATTGAGTTTCGTTGTTTTAGATCATCAGTTAGTAGAGAGGAAATAGAATCCCAATTTAGGTTCGCAGAGAAATTTATTTCTGCTGCACTAAACAATGGACCATCCGTCAAAGAAATTCTTTCTACTGATGACTACAAATTTCCGCCATTTGTATGGAACCTAAACGAATACGTTGGATGGGAGAAAACAAAGTACCCCAAAGAACGTGGTGAAAAGCATCGTGAATACCATGAAGTTGCATAAATGCACTCGTGACGAATTCAAAGCAGCAATTACCACTGATAAGGCAGACGCATTCGCAAAGACTTTCGTAGCTAAAGCAGACATGCAAGAACAATGGGATTGCTGCATGGGTGCCTGGAATAACGATGAGTTATTAGGCGCAATCATAACTACCGTATCTAAAAAAGATCCAAAGGTAGCCAATCTACAATTACTCCATACGTTTTATAAACACAGAGGAAAGGGAGTCGGTAAAGTACTCACTGACTTTTCTTTAACTCACGCAATAGCATCTGGGGCAGTTTACTTTAGAGTTTCTGCAGAGCCAGATGCAGTTCAATTCTATGAGAAATGCAGACTCAAGTTCTGGGGTAAGCAAAAGTCTGGATGTAGTCTTTCCATATTCAAAATTGTAGATGCAAATTATTGCAATGGAATATACGATGAGAATGACCCTGTGATCAGAAAAGCACTATACAGCGGTCGGAAGGGTGCTCTCGCTTCGTCTTACGAGTCGCAAAAATCTGTTGACTTAAATGCATTTCTGTAGTATAATAGTACTATCGAAACAATTAAGGCTGCAAATATATTATGAATCCTAATAAAGTTTATGTCTATGGATGGCGCCATACTATTAATGGTATGATGAACATTGGCTACAAGTCACCCAATGGTCAAGACATGTATACCTATATTTCTTCGATTCGAGATAACAGCCAATTCTGGCATGAACATTCTCATGGTTTGGTGACCCAGTTTATTCTTTTCGAGGGTGATGCTTCTCAAGATAATGTAGCTAAAACATTAGAGTGGTTTGCTCTAGATTATGGTATGGCTGTAGCCAAAGGTAAATTCTACAATGCTAAGAATAATGCGCACTGTGTAGATGAATCTTTACTCACCACAGAAATGAAGAAAGTTGTTGTTGACTTCATTGAAGGTAGGGGTAATGGACTGCCAATTAAACGTAATGAAGATGCTACTCTTGTAGAAGAAATACATAAAAACATCAAAGCTGGTGCTTATATAGAACATAAGATGGCCATCTCTGATGTTATGCAAACTGATTACATTCAAGTGCGTGTTGAGCGTATTAAACCTTCGCACGTTCGTGAAATTAAAAATCGCATGATTAGTGATCCAGCCAATGCTCGTAAGACATTTTCACCAATAACACTTGTTGTTAAGTCAGATGGTTCTCGTATGCTTATTGACGGTAATCATCGTCTTCATGCTGCAGCGGAACTCAAAGGTTGGAAAGAAGTTCCTGTTATCTTTATTAATGAAAACGAATTCGGTGATACCGAAGAATCTAGATTAGATAACTACGAACTTTTTGGTATCGTAGCTAACAAAGATTCTTTCGAGGTAAAAGAAGAAAATACAAGCGATGATATTAAGCGTTCGATCAATAATTACCTATATCGTCACAAGTTGGATTTAACAAACCCTATCCATCTAGATCGTGCCAGAGATTTAGTTTATTCTCGATGGGCAGGTGCTTGTAATTCTAAACAACAATTAAATGGTGTTTTAGTTTCACTGTTGAAAGATCTTAAGAAGCATCAAGCTGGTTTAAAGTACCAAGATAATTTGATAGTATATAATGAGGCATTCCTAAAATCTCATTGCTGGGATAATTATGGTATAAACAATCGAGCAACTATCACTGACTCTGTTTCATCGGCACGTTTTGCAGCTTCGCTGGGTAAGATTATTCGTAGGATGAGAAACCTAAATGTCAAACAAGGTGCCATCGTTTTACATTATCAAAGTAAGCCAGAAATCGCCAATGAAGAATCCGAATGTAATGTGGATGACATGATTAGTGCAATTAACTTCATGGGCTTAGATATTGTTGTTGAGGTTCTACCTCCTTTTGCAAAAGAATAATGGATTATCGATTACAAGAAAATCGTAGAGAAGCGTTTATCCGCTGGTATGCGTGGTCATTAAAGTTTTATGACTGTGATCCTGCAGTTTGGTGTACAAACTATCTAAACAAAAGATATCTACACAATAACGAGCAGCGTCTTTGGTTATGCTGGCTCTATGGCAATACCTACTATCTGCCAACTGCATGGGTGTTAATGAACGAGTTCCCTGACTTCGAACTGGCTACAGTTGATAGAATGGACCAGTGGAATACTGCCAACTACAAACGTCTTCGTTATCAAACAGATACAAAATGGAATAAAGGTCACCTACCTTTCATGTTTGCTTCTTATCAAAAATTTATAGGTGACAAAGATCAACGTACCGTATTGGAGAGTTATTATGGTGATACAGAAGAACAGTCATTTGACAATTTGTGGACAAGCATTAAAAGTGGGCTTCATAAGTTTGGTCGTTATTCCACTTGGTTTTATCTTCAGCATCTTAAGCATACTGCTGGGATTAGGATTAATCCTACTAGCCTCATGCTTAATGACTTTGATGGCTCTCGCAGTCATCGTAATGGGCTTCTTCTCGCCATTGGACAGGATGACAAATACGATGTCAAACTTACTGCAGGAGATTATGATAGACTTGAACAAGAAGCGAAGTCGATCCTTGAGGAAACCAGACATAGATTCCCACATCTAAATCATACTGTTGACTTCTTCACTATGGAAACCTGTCTGTGTTCTTACAAAAAGATTTTTAGAGAACATCATGGTCGTTATCTTGGATACTATCTTGATAGGCAGGCAGAAGAAATCATGCAGTGCGAGAGCGACGGATGGTACGGTATTGATTGGGATGTTTTGTGGCAAGCGAGAAACGAAACAATCGACCATCGACTGGATCATAGACGTGGGATTGATAAAGAAAAGTTTAGTTACTTTTTAAGGACTGGTAAGACCGAGAAGTTAGAGTGGATGTTTAATGATGAAGTACAACCTTTATATGGATTGGAGGCATTTGCATGAGAAAGATTGTTGCTGTGGGGGGATCTCCTGGGACTGGTAAAACTACTCTGTTTAGAGAGTTTATGCTTTCCTATGACTGGAATAAATGCGAGCCTAAGAAAATGCTCCCTGCACTATTCTGCGAGGAGTTAAACCTATATGTCCTCGGCAAATATGAGGAAGGTGAGACCTTTGCTGGAACCGATCGTCTTTCCATGGCAGTCCAGCCCATAGCCCAAGAGTTCGCCAGCGAGACTAAGGCGAATCTCCTTTTCGAAGGAGACAGGATCTTCAATCAGTCTTTCTTAGAGTTTTGTATGAAACTCCCAGGGATAGATCTACAGGTAGTCTATCTAAAGGCACCTAAAAGTATCCTGGAGCAGCGATACAAAGAAAGAGGGTCGGATCAATCTGAACAGTTCCTAAAAGGAAGGGAAACTAAATATAGTAATATACTATCTAATTTCGAGTTAATGCCCTATATCACTGAGTTTTCCAACACCAACTTAGAGGAACAAGGGAAAATTTTGGAGTTTTTGGAGAAGAATCTAACCTAAAAACCCACGATTTTCTGGGATGTAAAATGAAATTCCTAGAAACGCTAGATTACGACTGGATAGAGATGCTCAACTTTCATGAGCGTCCATTCAGAGCCAAATTTATTCCCGCAAAAGTTTGGAATGACCTGGATAATTATCGTAACGATTCCAGAGGGTTAATTAACTACTTCAAAAAGTGGCGAACCAAGATTGAGTTCCGCCAGGAGAAATCCAAAGCCAAGTGTTATCTAACCTATGTTGGGATAGGTGGCGAGTATGATCCAGAGCCACGTCAGATCGGCATCCATATCTACACGGATTACTACGATAGATTCCCCTTCACAGAAATCACTTGGGATAAATTCAAATACAGACTGATACAGATTCAGATGCATGAGTTGATTCACTTCATGCAGTTTGATCGCAGAGATGGAGAATGGTCAGGTTATGTTCTCCCATACAAAACAGTCAATCAAAGAAAGAAGAATGAAGAGAGAAAGTATCTCTCAGAGTTTGATGAGATCCAAGCATATGCTCATTGCATATTCTTTGACTACCGCAACAACAAACCAAACATTCCAACAGAGGTTTTAATCTCTCGCTCCAATAAGTCCAAGGCAGATTCCAAGAACATGAATTATGTCTTGCGCACTTTCAACTACGACTATCGAAACAACCACGCCATCCCAAAGATCATGCAGCAGGTGATGAAATGGGAACGCAAGTATAAGAAACAAGTTCGTCTGTCACGCAAGCATAAATAATTCTTTTAGGATTATTATGGCTACAGCAAATACAGTATTATCAGACATTAATGAGATCCAAACTGGATATTTTCTAGCAGGAGAAAAGTGGTTTGATAATACTGCAAAAGTTCAATTCAATGCTCGCACAAAACAAGCCACTGCTGAAGAGGTAGCTGACGCTATTGGTAAAGCCAAAGTTATGGCTGAGGAATTTAAGAAGTGGGCTAAGGTTAATGGATATAGCGGAACAGTAAAACAAGTATGGTGGACTGCTCGCCCAGGATCTATGTCATCTGCGGTAGGCAGACCTGTTGATCAAAAGAAAAACCCAACAGATATTTTGGTTAAGTTTACCAGCGGTCCAGCTGATGGCTTTCTTGGACTTTCTGCCAAAGCAACACAGGGCAAAGGTGAAATAGGATTTAAGAATCCAGGGATAGGAACAGTTGATAAAAATCTAACTATGTCATTGGCAGAAGAATACAAAAAGAAGTTAGAAAATACCATAAAAGAATTCTCACTTCCAGAGCAAGCAGAAAAAAGAAAGAACCACATAAGAGCAAATCCTGGAATAAAAATTAAAACAGAAGAAATTGGTGTTAAAATTTTGGCAGATATGAGAGATGAATTGTTTGTTAGATTGATGAAGTTCAAACAGCAAGAATTATTAAAATATCTACTTCGTGATTGGATGGATGCTGAAATTTTATATCCACCGTATATCAAAGTTACAGGGCAGGGAAACAAACAACCGTATAAAGCAGTTGTTATGGATCCAACGAAGAATGAAAAACTAGATGCTCTGTCAAAGTATGAAATAACTTTGCATAAAGTTGGTAATGAATCAATTGGAGTCAAAGCAGGTGAGAAACAGATAATGAAGATTCGCTTCAAATTTGAGTCAGAAAAGATGGCTTCTTCTGTTAAACTCTCTGGCGATCCTTGGTAATCCCCTACAAAATGTAGGGTTATTACTTTACTTTAATGCAAAAATCAGGTATAATAGTTATATGAAGACGTTGAAGACTATCATTGCAGAAGAGAAGAATGTGCATATGGAGCACATTGAAGATCTCGTGTTCAATGAAGGTTCAGCTGGCGTCAACAAAGCAATCAAATTCCTCAAAGACCTGCGTGATATGTTGGCAGGTACATCTACTAAAAAAGTAACAGCAACTGTAAAGTGGGATGGTGCTCCTGCTGTATTTGCTGGTATTGACCCACGCGATAAAAAGTTTTTTGTCGCTAAGAAGGGTGTCTTCAATAAGAATCCTAAAGTATATAAAACAGCAGCGGAGATTGATGCTGACACTGATGGCGATCTGGCAGTGAAACTCAAGATTGCTTTGACTGAGTTTAAGAAACTGGGTATTAAGTCTGGCGTATATCAAGGTGACTTGATGTTCACATCAGCAGATATTAAAACACAAGCAATTAATGGTGAGAAGTATCTCACATTTCATCCGAACACTATCGTTTACGCAGTTCCATTGGCTAGTGAACTGGCAAAGAAAATTAAAACTGCAAAGATCGGTGTCGTGTGGCATACAACATACACTGGCTCTTCATTTGAGTCAATGACCGCATCTTTTGGTAAAGGTATAGTAACTAAGATGACTCATGTTCCATCTGTTTGGATGGACGATGCTAACTACAAAGATTATTCTGGCGTTGCCAACTTCAGCGCAGCAGAAACAAAACAAATTGATTCTATAATCTCTAATCTTGAAACCAAATTCTTAAAGATTAATGACGCAACATTAAATGCGATTAGTCAAAATGAAGACTTACTTGTTCTAGTTAAAACATATAACAATACTAAGATTCGTTCTGGTGAAAAGGTAGAAAACGTAAGTGCGCATGTCGAAGGATTGTTCCACTACATCTATGATAAATATCAGAAAGAGATAGATTCCAAGAAAACAGAAAAGGGCAAATCCGCTCAGGAAGAGAAACGTAAGAAAATTTTAGCATTCTTCGCCAACCATCCAAAAGCACAGATCGAGAAGTTATTCGATCTGGCGAATGCCATAGCAGATGCAAAACTTCCAATTATCAATAAGATGAACCAAGCAGGACACATAGCCACCTTCGTTAAAACTCCAAGTGGATTTAAGATCACAGGAGTAGAAGGATTCGTCGCAATCGATCACCTGAAGGGTGGGGCAGTGAAGATAGTTGACCGAATGGAGTTTAGTCGCAACAACTTTAGCGCAGACATTATCAAAGGATGGCAGCGATGAGCGGAGACTTGAACGAACTGTTTAAATTGGTTTCTGATGCGAAGAAGAATAGTCCTGTCGCTAAACAAACTAAAGAGATAAAAGAAAACATTCAAGTTGGACTTGGTGATTTGTTTTCGGAAATGGCTAAATTAAAAGCCAATGATCCTGTTGCTCAGAAAAATAAAAAGATTGAAGAGCAAGTTCGCGAATCAGTTGAGACTGATCTTGACTCTCTGTTTTCTGAACTCGCTTCGTTAAATAAACAAAAAGAAGAAATAATACAAGAGCAGATAAAAGAGGAACATAAAGTTCTAACAGAAGTAGTTCCTCTTCCAACTCCAATTGGAGAAGTTCCTCCATCTCAACAAGTTGTTCCAACATTACCATTGGCAGGTTTAGATAAATGGTTAGCGACGCCAAAGACAACAGTTGATAATACATCAGAAAATGATCTGTCATTAATCAATAAGAAAATCAAGTTCTTAGAGCAGTGGATCGGCAAGATTCAAAATGCTGGACCAGGATCTGGTGAAGTCAATCTACGTTATCTAGATGATGTTAAACGAGACACGATTGCTGATGGTCGCTGGTTAAAATACTCAGAAGCAGATAAAAAGTTTATATTTGATGAGATCAATCCGTATGAAGTTGTATATAATACAACTGAAGTTACAACACCGACATATACAGTAGATGATAATGACTACTACATCGGTGTTAATTACGCTGGTCCAGTTACAATAACATTACCAGCAACTGCTAATTCTGGCAGAATGCTTATTATCAAAGACGAAGATGGTGACGCAGAAATTAATCCTATTACCGTACTTGGGACTGTTGATAACGATGCTGGTGGATTTATAATTCAAATTAACAATGGAGCCATACAGATGATATATCGTAATGGCTGGAGAATAGTATGACATATTTGTTTACAAACAATCAAGAAGTTAAAAATGATATCGGCAATCCATTACCAATATCAAAGAATACAACAGTAAACTCTGCTGATAATCCAATATATGTAGATGCCCAAACCACCCCATCAGGTGGTGGTAACGATGCATTCGGTAGACAGCGTGTTAGTGAGCCATTTACACTAGGAGATTATAAACATCTATTTGCTCTTGATCCTAACTTTGTAGATAAAACATTAAATGGTGGT